GACCAAGTGTTGATGTGCGAATCCAACGGAATTCTACTCCCTCTTGTGGATCGGGGTCAGGTAAAGCATTTGCTCGTTTCCAAGTTACTTTACGTTCTGAGCTTTCTCTTGTTTCTATTGTGCGTGAGTCTCTATTAGACATTATATTGATTCCTTCAATAGTTGCGCTGCATATTGTTCAGGTGTAACTCCCAGACGTTTAGCGAGTCCTATCTGGGTGGAGGTTAGCTGCACTTTGCGTGGTTTTTTTGCACTTCGATTAACGGGGGCAACCACGGAACCAACAGGTCGTTGAGGTGCTTCTACCTCTTCTATCTCAACATTCTGCTTGTCTGTGAAATGATCCGGAAAAGCTCTTCTCAACGAATCATCAATTCTTTTAAAATATTCTTCTGTATCTAACATTGGGTTTATGCCAGCCTTCACCAATTTTTGATGAACACCCATTGCAAAACCTGTCATATCTTCAAATCCTTCTTTTTGAAACCAACTAGTATTTGCATCAAGCCATTCTTTATCTTTTCCTGTAGGCTCTTTTACTTTTTGTTGAGCAGGAGCTTGAGTTGCTGGAGCCGGACTATCAGTTTCTGCCACTCTTACTGGTGGACTGTAATTATCAACTCTGTATTTTTCATTCTGTATTGAACTTAATTCTTCTTGTGCCTCAACTAATTTATCAGGATCCCCTGCTTCATAGGCCTCTTTGTATTTTTGTTTGGCTTGGTCTAATTGAGCTTTAACTCTACCTTTAGCCTGTTCAACTAAAACACCTTCACCCTCATCAAGAGTTTTTCTTAGTTTTTTATTTTCTTCCATAAGCTTAGAAGCCGCATTAATTGCCTCTTCTTTAGTTCTAGCAGCTTCTTCTTTCTGCCGTCTTTCCTCATGGTACTCATACTTGAGTTGTTTAATTCTTTTTTGCACATCACCTGAATACTTAGATACCTCATCATCATCTGGTATTTGAGGCTCTACGTTTTCTGCTCTCTTAGGCTTTCTGTCTGCTTCTGGTGTGTCATCAATCTCTTCTATTTCTATAGGATCATTAGACATATTAATTTCTTGTTCTATTTTTTCTGCTGTGTTTTCCATTATACCCTCGTATATTCTCTAGGATCATCAACCACAGCTTCAACTGTGTCATCGTTGATTAATCTAAATTCTTCACCTCTGAGCTTAAACCTTGTTCCAGAATATGATCTGAATATTACAAAATCACCTTCTTTACAGTACGGTCCATCTGGAAACTTTTCTGCATCATTATATGCAGCTTTTCCCAAAGCTATGACCAATCCTATAATAGAAGCTGTCTGCTCCATTCCTTTTAATTTGTCTGGAATAATAACACCACCACTAGTTTTTTCTTCTAACTTTGGTATTGCTATTAGTAATTTATAACCCTGTGGTTCAGGTAGTTTACGAGTAGTATCTTCGTCTAGTTTTATTTTTTCTGCAGAGTACATCTCTGTTCCTTTTTGCAGTGATTTAGGTTCACAGTAACCTTGCAGGCTTTTTACCTGAATATTCTTATTTTAAATATACACAACTATTGACATAATGGGAAGCCCTAATCCTCAATAAATCTTTTTTCAAATTCTTGCAGCAATTCTCTGGTAATGGACAGTCCTTCGATTTTACCAACAAGTCTTTGATATTCCTCGAAATTAGAAGGTCTGCCGGATGAAAGATGGTCAGAGATAGCATCTATTTCTTCCTGAACTTTTTTGATAATATGTGTATATACAGTTTCATTATTACTCATTTGTTAATTCTTTTGCTACATCTATCGCAATCTTCGTACCTTCTGCAACAGCATCATTTTTAATTTTTTGAGATTGAAGCTCAGAGTCTGTAGCAACTTTTGTAAGGGCAACACCAAGTCTCGCACCTTCTCTCTTGTCTTCAGATTCCAATCTTTTACCTTGATTTTCATTGTTCATCATCGCTTTCTGAGCATTTAGTTCTAAGTTTGCTAAGTCCATCTGCTTCTTATGAGCTAGTTCTTGCTCTTTTATAACCAACTCTCTTTGTTGTATTTGAGTTAATGGATCTTGTTGTTGTCTTTGTGCTTGTACTTGTTGTGCTTCAGCATTATTAGACTTCAATAATTTCTCTGCTGCTTCTGCAGTAACTCTTGATAACTCTTCTTCTACATCTTCTGGCAATGGTTTTTCTTCATTAGGCATTGCAACTCCAAGATTTTTTTCTATCTCTTTTCTATATTGAAATGCCACATGTTCTGTTATGTGTGCAGATAAAGCTGCTTGTATTGCGCCTGCGAATGGAGATTGACCTACAATTTCTTTTATCTTTGGATCGTTAGCTGCTGCCATATGAACTCTTATATGTGCTTCATGATCTTGATACTTAAATGCTTTTACTGGCTCTTGTTTTAGCATTGACATATTTTCTGTAACTGGATCTGCAGGTTTAATATCTTCTGGCAGTTTAATAATTGAGCTTGCGTCTTGTATACCTAAAACTTCAAGCATTTGTCTATGTAGTTTTCCCATATCATAAAGTTGTGGTGCTTGTTGAGCAAGTTGAAGTGCCGCTTGATACTGCATTACTCTTTGTGACATTGTTGCTGCATTAGGATCTGATACTGGTATTACATCTATTCGATCATCAAAGTCTTTTGTTCTTGAGAACTCACCATCCATCTCGTATGCATATTTATCATCCATGTAGTCTCTAATAACAGAAGCAAGTAATCTCAACTCATTCTTTAAAGCTGCATGAAGTCTAGCTTGAACACCAGACATAACCTTCATTGATCTTTCCATCAAAGCAAGAGTTGTTCCAACGGGTGCTTGGGCGTTGATGTCCCCAACCTGTATATCGGCTACTGATCCTATTCTTCTTCCTTCGTCAACGATGTTCCCAAGTAATTGGTACAATACCGATGACGGTTCTTTGTAAGGAATGAAAGTAATAGCATCACGGATCGCACCACCCGGGACATCAACGTCACGGAACTCACCCGGCATGAGAGGCGAATCATCCCCCTTGATACGAAGACCCCTAGCTTTAAGACCAGCAGGCAAATTCGACAACGTACCGGCATCAATAAGTTGTCTGAGGATTGAGGTTGCACTTTTGGCAAGTCCCCCGATGAGGTGTATAAGTCCTGTACCGTAAAAGCCCAACCCGGGGAGATACCTGTAGTGGACAAAGTATTGTCTTTTCTTTTTCTTTTTGTCATCTTCGTAGTAATTCCTTCTTATGGATAATATCTCTCTGGATGATTTATCTATAGTAACAACGTAGGGTCTAGCTATACCATCTTCTTCATTAAATGGTTCTGGCATCTCCGTGTCCACATGAATTTCAAGTAATGTATGCCTATCATCATCTTCAATAGTTGCTGTCTCACCATCTAATTCATCGTATTTTTCATGTATATCTGACATGTCAGGTTCTGGATCTGGTAATTCTATCTGACGATAAAAACCATTATTCATTAATTTCATTATGTCATTTGATGTTTTCTTCATTACATGCGTGTATCTTTCACATGTCATAAGATCGGATGCCCCATATGATACAACAAAATCCTCTGCAGGAACAAACATTGCACACGGTCTTTCCATGATTGGATCATAGTAAACTTTTTTAAAAGCAGATCCTGCCAATGGAAGTTTAAATAACATTTGTTCCGTTTCATCACGGTACTCTGTCATCTCTTCAGTAAGAAGATAATTCATTTCGTTTTCAACTCTTAGAGCCTGCTCTGTTTTTTCTGGAGACAGTTTACCAAGTATCTTTGTTCGCACTGGCCCAGAAGCAGGGTATATTTCTCCCATAGCTTGAGCCTGAAATCTAACTATTGATTCTGTAAGTATTGGATGGAATACTCCAGAAGCACCTGCCCACGGCTGTTGCCTCTCTTCTATTTTCATACCAAGAAGATCTAATCCTTTAACATAACTCTTAGCCCATTCACTTCTTGATTGTCTATCTGATTGAAAGTTACTTAGTAATTCACTTGCCATTTCCTGCAAATCATTTTCTTCTATTTCTTCTGCAAGATTTCTATCAAAATCACCTCCCATTATATCATTCACTTGCTCACCAGTAAAATCAATAATCATGCCACCATCTTCAGTTTCTACTGATACAGCTTCTGGATTAGTCACTTCAATACTTATCTCAGCATCTGGTTCATCTTTGAAATCATCAAAGCTTGGTATTGGTGTCATAGGTTTTTCAATAGCCATTTTATTTTTCCCTAGTAATATTCAACTGGTCTTCTGTATTTAGGCTCATCATCCCAGTCATCCATAGTGGTTCTTATCCAACCACCTTGTCTGAATCTTAACAGCGCTTGAGTCGTTGAGTCAACCAAGTCATCATGATCTCCAGATGGAAACGCTGCACATTCTTCAATAACTTCTTCTGCCCATCTAGTTGGAGGAT